TCTGCAACTGACTCATCTGACTTTGCTACAGTAAGTTCGGCTTCAACTTCTGGAGCAACGCTCTCTTCTTCTACTACTGGAGCAGAAGGAACTGCACCACCATCGTCTGACTTTTCAACAACAGTATCTGTTGCTGCTGCTTCAACGACTGCAGGAGTTTCTACTTCTGCTGGCTGTGCCTCTGGAGTAATTTCAACATTTTCAACTACAGCATCTACTACTGCTTCTGTTGTTTCTGTCATTTTATTTACCTCCTTGGTAATCTTAATTGTACTAATGCCTTTAGCACTATCAACTAAGAACTTTATCATGTTTGCTTTTTCTTCATCACTTTTTTCTACAAAACCAATGTTTTCCATGTTCTTGCCACTGACTGGGCTTTCTGCTGTTTCTGAATCAGATACTAATACGATACCGTTTTCAGAATCATAAAAAACATTTTCAATTACTGCATCTACTGATGCTCCAGAAATAACATTGTGTCCGTTAACCTTTTCAACAGAAATAATGCTTGCAAACTGGTTTGCTGGGCTATCTACAAGAGATAGTTCGTAAAGATCATAGTCCTTAATAATGCGAATTGCTTTGTCCATGTCTGCATTATATGCATCATCCCAAGACTTAATGTTGCCACCAATAGAAAAACCACTATATGTGCCATCTAGGACTTTCTCCCAGGCATCTTGTGCACCCTTTGAAACGTATGCAGATACATAAACTCCGCTATAGAACTTCTTTGAATTAGGGTCAAAATATTTATCTTCTTTAAATGAGACTATCTTTCCTACCGCTGATGGTTGGTGCATTTCTCTTAGATTGCCACGAAAATTTTTAAATGCCTGAAGACTTGCCTCAGTTGTAACAATATCATCTTGCTTGTCAATATTGTCAAGAGTTGCAAAGCCAGAGACCATTCGGCGCTCTACGTCTACTTTGCCAATAGGCATTGACAGACGGACGCTATTCTTGTCTGTTGTCCAGTGTGCTTTATTGATTAACATATCGTTATCCATTATACCAAATGTTTTAAGAGATTTCTCAATTATTGAGACGCTCTTCCCTCTCCTTGTGGATTGCGTCCATCAAGAGTTGCTTCACCATCTGATTGACTGTTTGTTCTTTCTGCATCTCTTTGACGGTTGCCAGCAAGGTTTGCTCTAGCATCTGTTGCTTGTCTTGGAGTCATTACAAATGGAACATCTCCATCTTTTCTTTGTGGCAAATCAAGTGCGGTGCGAGCCTCATTTGGAGTCATGACCTGAGTCTTAACGTATCTTTCAAGAATTTGAGACTGAGCAATTTCATCAGTAAGTGTTAGTTCGTTAAACTTAAGTTCAAGAACATCTGTCTTTTCCTTAATAATCTTATTGACAACCTTCTCAAGATGATGTTGTGCGGGACGAGCAACTTGCTCCTTGAATGTTCTATCCTGAGATAGCGCTGCTGCAAGTCCAGACTCTGATCCACCTAGTTTTGAAATAGGTACTTGGTGAGCAATTAAGATATCATCACGATTTTGCTTACGATACTCCTTGAATGATCCATCTTGGATACCGTTTTCAATTGGCTCCATCTTAAACTCAACCTTGTTTTGATCTGTGTCTCCAGGAAGTGGAATGTATAGAGTTCTGTGAGACTGAGACTTTAATCCAGTCTGAAGGAATCTAAACATCTTATCTTCTGCGTCTCCAGATAACTTTGCACCCTTTAGAGTAATAATGTATCGTGGTACCGCTTTGTTTTCAAAGTAGTCAATGTTATATCTTGAAGCAAGTTGGTCTCCAATTAGAGATGGCATTGCAGAAACAATGTCTGGAATACCATAGTATGTATTTAGTGGAGAATAAGACTTGATATGAATAATCTCATTTGCACGAGTATCTGCTGTTACTGGGTTTGGATTTGTTGCACCAAAATTTCTAAAGTAAACAACTGCTTGTCCAATAATCTGAAGGAATCCATCATTTAGTCTACGGACACGAACAGTAGTTGCTGGGATGTGACCAATGTATCCAATCTCACCCTTAATAGTTCTACCAACTTCAATAAAACCATTACCAGTTGCCTCAACATCTGTATAAACTTTTTCCATGATCTTTGTAAAACTATCATCGTCATTAAGATTTTCTAGCCAATCACGTAATTCAATCTTGGCTCTCTCAATTCTATTTCTTGCTCTGTCAGTTGCTGATTCATCTTCTGACATTTCTAGTCTAAGGGCAGTTCTATCTGCAATGTCAAAACGATATCCAAGACCAACGATGTTCTCTACCTTTGCATCAATTGCAGCATGGTTAGCAAAAGAGGTATCGTAAAAGTTTGCAAGTTCATACATGTTATATGGTGGTGTGATTACGTCAAATAGACCGTATCCATTTCTGTATACCGTTCCAGGATTAAGAGCCTTTGATCCAGCGTCTACTCCAGATGGAGTTGCATTTGCAGAGTCTAGGTATGCTTCAGTTGGTGTGATTGCTTTGCTTACTTGTCTTGCTACACGACGACGAAAGTTTTGATCTAGACCAGAGTATTTTTGTAACTCTTCCCAGTTTTTATTAAATGGGTCACTTAAGTTAAACTTACTTTCTTCTTGTTCTTGAGTATTTAAACTTGCTCTAACATACTGGAAGTTATCATCGTCATCAGTCACTTTCGTAGGCATCCCTTCCGTGTGTGTTTAATGTTTTCTGTGCATCGGCAATAGCGCCTAAGTCATTAACATTTGGAATTAAACCCTGTCTCATTCTATCTTTTTGTTCTGAGTATTCTTCTTCAGATATCCTAGTTAGTCCAGGAACAAAGATTGCTTTACCTTCTCCATCATCACCATTAAACATTGCAACCCTTTTAAGTTCTGCAATCTTTGAGATGTCACCTTTTTGAGCGGGGATGTTTAATACAGAACCAGTTCCGTCAGTAAACCACTTTCCGTCTGACTTCTTATATACGTATAGACCCCAGTCATAATGCTTATCAATGACCTTACGTCGTACATTTTCAACAATTGGTTTGCCAGTTTTTGGGCTAAATAAAGAATCCATAACCACAAGTATACCAGATTACACTGGTGAACCTACGGATACTGACCATGTGGTGTCATTATATATTTTCATCTTATCTGCATCAAAAATCATACCTGAATCATCATCAATAATAATCTTATTAGTTCCAATATAGGTTTTATATACATCTTGAGCGTTAACTCCATACAGGGCTGAGGCAGAAATAACTAAAACACCTTCCCAGGTATAATTATTTAGCCAGAAAGACCAGTTTCTATTCGTAAGACCTTCCTGCTTAACCTTAAGCCAAGGTCTGTTAATCTTAGACTGTATTTGCTGAAGATTGTTTGCCTGATAATATGCAACATTATTAAACAATGCTGGACTATTTAGGTTAATTGATCCTATAAATAAATCAAAGTTTACTGCTTCTCCAAAGTTAATGCCAAGGGCTGACCATTCTTTAATTGTCAATACTGGTTCTCTTACAAGCGTTCCATTAATGTAATATGATATTCCCTGAAAATCTGAGTTATCTGATTTATTTTTAGCATAAACTCTACCCCGCTGACCAGTTTCATCATTGGCTACAACAAAGAAAACAATAGTATCTGCCTTATGCATTATTTCAAATAATGGAATTGGTGTTGCTGTAAATGATTCTTGATCATATCTAATCCAAGACTGCATTGCGCTTACTCTATAATTTTCTGCAATAGACTGATTAATTGGCATTGAAATTCCACGATCAAAGTTTGAGTCAAAATCTCCACGAACCTGTATTCCAGATGTTCTATTCATATACAAGTATGGTGTGCTTCCCTTATAAATACTAAATGGATTCTTTGACTTATAATCATAATATAGTCCAGAGCGCTTGTATGGGAATATATCTGTTCCAAACCTTGTCCCTATTGGATTAAAGGAATTATCATTTAATGCTTGTGATGCAAGTTCAAGTTTTCTTAGTAGCACTGGCTTTGTTAGTATTCCACGAATATTAAAGTCAAGATGGTAGACAATTGCCAAACTATTAAAGTCAACGTCTTTTCTTGGATAAATTATTGTATTGTCAACAACTTCAAATTTTGTAGTTGACCAAGAAGAGTATTCTGAAACATCAACTACGGCATTTTCTTTTGCAGAAATAGTTGTTGTAAAATTATCTTGTGATAAGTTTGCTCCATCAGCAATATACTGGAAAGTAACATAACTTCTAACTGCTGCGCCTTCAGTATTATACTCATAATACTTTAAAGCCTTCTCTTTAAGATCTTGATAGTTATTCCAGCCAGTAAGCAAAGAGTTATCTAGTTGCTGATATGTTCTTTGTGTAGGCAAAGAATATGAACTAGCCAACTCCTCATATGTCCAAGATCCAGTTGTCTCTGCCTCAAGCAGGCTTGATGGTGAGGGATAACCAATATTAAACTGTAAAAAATCTAAGTCATAAAAAGAATTTCCTACATCATTTTGAACAAACTTTGCAAAATAAGATAATGGCATATAGTCTTCCCAGTATCCAGAAACACCTATGTCTAAGAACAAACTTCCATAAGCATATGTTGGTAAAAGAGTATAACTTGCTGTATGTGACAATAAGGCTAATGCATTTTCAGATGACTCAACTCCACTGCCAGTATAAGTATCAATAATTGCAATTCCACTTTCATCAAAATAATTTGATATTGAGTTTGAGTTTAGTTCTGTTGAAAATCCAATAGAAAAGATATAGCCCTTAAAGGTTTTAGATCCAGAGTTATCTCCACCAACATAAAGGCTTAGAGAGTTTTGATTACCAAAAAATGTTGCAAGGTTTCCACCAAAAGTATTTACAAGTGTTTGAATATTAATACCAGCAGCAAAAAGTTCTTCAATTTCAAACTCATCTGTACGATATATTTCTTGAGATATTCCTGAGTAATATAAAGAGTATACAACCTCTAAGCCATCTACATTAATAGAAAAGTAGTTTCCTGTGCTTTGATTATATATCTTAAATAATACTTCTTCTGTTTCGTCTGTTCCACTACCCTGATTATTTACCTGAAATACTCCATACAAAGATGCAACCTGTGAGTTTAAAATATTAAAGTTTCCAAAGTTAATGTATGCCCCATCATTATTCCAGGTTGAGTCTGGGTTTAATGATATAAAGTGAGCATCTGTCCCTAAGTCTCCACTAGCAAGATTTTGATATAGGGTATCTGAGTCATCGTATAGTTCTTGCAATGTTTTTGTTCCAGTAAATATTGTTGGCAAAGAATACTGAGGAGTTGTTAGGGCTGTTGCAGTTGTTAAAAGATTATCAAAGGTTCCTTGTTGCCACTGTGCAAAGTCTGGGTAGTTATAGTTTGCTGTGTAGTCTGCAAAAGAGTAATCTATAAATGCAGAGGTTCCACTGTATGCAGAGTCAATGCTTTCTGATGATCCCACTCCTTGACCATAAACATACCTTCTTTTTGCTACAACATTCGGTACCTGATATGAGTATATTGCTACACAATCAATCTCTATTGGATTTACATTATTATAAGCATAAAAACCAATCCAATCCTCTCCAGTTATTGATGGTAAAGATATGCTTGATGTAATAAAATCTAAGGATATTACTTGCTCTCCATTAATCAAGACTGTAGCGTTGTCGGTAATTAACCTAATATGAATTAGCATTGGTCTAAACCATTCCCCGACAAAATGAGAACTAAACTTTCCACCAATTAAAAGAGTTAAAAACCCACCCTCTACATAAAGACCATCTTCACTTCCTATTGGTCCAAAAATTCTTTTAGGGTCATTAGAGTCTGAGTTAATTCTTGCCCAAAACTCTACAGTGTAATCACTATGCCTTCCATTTTCATGCAAGAAACCTTTTCCAGGAAAAATAAAAGAAGGATCTCCACCTGTGTTTGGAGATAGTTTTGTAACATTTGATGCGCCAAACACTAAAGGAACTCCAGTATTTTTTGCTACTAAAGAGTTATTATTTACAAGGTAGTATGCCGTGTCAGAAGATATTCCATAGGCTGGTGCTGGAATCACTCTGCTAGTTGTTGTTAATTCAATTTCTGTTGGAAAGATTTCTGAAGATACCCCTAGAGAAACTACGTTAAACTCTTCAGACCATTGACCCAAAGAGATTCCATTAAAATAAAACTCATAATCATTTATGTTATCTCCACCAGTATTTGTAATAACCTTGATAACTATCTTAAAGTTTGTGCTTTCATTTGGAATCTCAAATGTTTCAGATATAAAAGCCCACTGGTTTGATATTGATGTATTAAATGTTTTTAGGTTTTGTACAACTTGTGAAGTAGTAGTATCTGTATATTCATATCCTATAGATACTGACTCTAGATAAACGCTTCCAGAATAAAAATGTGTTCCGATGCAAAATGTTCCAAGTTCTAAATCTAGATCCTGAAAATTCATAATTTCTGGGCTTTTTAATATAGCCTCATTTGTAGAACCAATAGGTATACTAGAACTAACCTTTGTAGTATAACTATCTGGAAATGGCTCACCAGTTAATCCAGTGCCTGCAGAAAGAGTACATCCTGTCTTATCCCAAAGCGTGAGAATATTTCTTTGAGCCTCTGAAATAAGACTGACATAATCAAGTTTATCATCTAGTGCCCAAAGAGCCATTGGGTGTTCACTGAAAACTTTTTCTGCGTACAAATTTGATGGGCTAGACATTATTCTCCTATCCCCTTATTATAGCAGGATACGGCTTAATATAATTTAATCTCACATGCATCAGTTGAGCAGTATTTTTCAGACTCAGCGTCTAAATTATCTTTACCGTCATAAATTGCAGACCAATCAATTTTTCCAATTGTTCCAACATAAGCATTATATTGTTCTCTTGAAATCTCTGTATATGGTTGTTGAGGGTATGTTTTATTTCCCATTGGTAGAAAAGATACAGCCTTTAATTGTCCCTCATACATATTAAGTGCTGGAGCCACAAACTGCTTCTCTGTTTCTTTATCAAATGATAGCGTTACAGAAACACCATTGTCTGACCAGTACTTTTGAGCAGTTGCTGCTAAGCCAATCTTTTCAAATAGGCTTACTTGCTTTTCAGCACGCTTGTGTCCTGAAGCAACTGGGAAGTAAACTACTGATGTGTTTGCTGATACTAGGTCATCTTCAATTTTATACCCCGCTGCTTTAAATAAATGTAGCATTGGATCTGTATTGCCAAAACGAATAGCACGAAGATAAAATTCTCCTCCAGGACCCCAGTGAACTCCAGGTGTAGCACCAGAAAGAAGAGATACTGATCCTGATGGTTTTACCGTAGTTACACGAACTGATTCACGAACACATAACCATTCAGAGTACTTATGATCATAATGGCGAATCTTTTCATACCCTTGATCCATCCACTCACGCAGTGCTGGAAGTCCACTGTTGTCAGCAAAGGAAGCAATTCCAGTAAGAGAAGTTCCAATACGACGATTACGTTGCATAATTCCGTTTGTCTGTTGCCAGTGTGTTGGCATTAGGGTTACAGTTTTTCCATAAAGATATGCAAACTTCAATGTCTTAAGAAAGTCTTCTTTAGACTCATGACGATTTAAGTGCACTTCTACAAGTGTACAAAGTTCGTATGATTCTAATGGCTGCTCGGCGCAAGGATTGAATCCCATAATTCTAGAATCTTTATAATCTGGGGCATCCTTTAGTCTACCGTAATCTCTAGCAACATCTAGCCAGATAAACCCTGGCTCTCCATTATCTGCAATTAAATCTACATAGTCTTCATATTTTGTTCCAACGGTTGCTGAAATAGAATTATTTGACATCCAAGCCCAGCCTGGTTTTTCTGGATCATATGAGTTTCGGTCTGGGAATACTTCTGGATTTTTAAGGTTAATAAAACCTTCATCTTCTGGTGTTCCAAGTGCAAGAGTTGCAGAACGACGAACATTTCCTGATACCACACAGGTACCAATAAGATTAACAATATCAACAATAGCACGGCTATCTAGCAGTTCTCCAGCCCTAGAGCCAATTACATTACGAATGCGTGTATGGAGATCAATAAGTGGTGCTGGACCGCTTGCAACGCCTCCAAAGCCCTTAATAGGGGCACCTAGAGGACGTATAAGGTCATAATTAAACTCTTGAATAGGTTGATTTTGGCGTAGGAAAGAATTAATCAAAAGACGAACTGACTCAACCCATCCTTCACGGGTATCTGGAATCTCATAAATAGATGCTGGCTCAGTAGGTGCATAGATAGACATCTGCTTGTCTTGTCCAAGGGTATCAAATCCAACTCCAATACCCAACATTAATGCATCCATTACCCAAGCAAATAATGCACCAGGGTCATTACGATCAATATCTCTTGTTGAAACCATTGCACAGTTTTGTAGTGATGCTGAGTTACGCTTTTCCATAGTCATTGGAGTTCCAAATGCCCAAAGACCACGACCTGGCGGTGTCCACTTTAATTCAAACATTCTTTGGAATGCTTCTTGGGCAGATTTCTGGGCCTTATTATCGTTCCATGGTAAGCGATTATCTTTGGCATGATTTTTCTGTACTGAATACATACCTTCAATTACACGGCGACATACTTCATGCCATCGTTCTTTTGTGCCGTCTTCCTTAACACGAGAATATGTACGAATAAATGTAATCTCTCCTAATGAGTTAGATCCAGCATCTGAGAATCCAAATGGTGCTGGAACATTATTATATTTATTTACAAAATCTTCTGATAGACGAAACGAAAAAACTTCTGACATTTATTTACCTTTCTAAGCAAATTTAGATGAGTACTTTGAGTTTTCCAAAGTGGTCTTAAGTATATCATAAATTTACAAAGAAAAAAACTCCGTTTTATGCGGAGTTTTTAACTTATCAACCTTAAGTTTAGGTTGAGTACTTTATTAATTATAAAGTTCTGTTATGATGTTGCAAGATCTCCTACAAGAACCCATGTATCTGTATCTCTCTTGATAAGAGTTGCTGCAGACCAACGTGCTCTCAACTTTAGAGTCGTTGCTGAGTTAATTGTAACTCCACCTGCTGCTACAACTGTTGTCTGTCCTGATCCAGTTTGAACAATATGAATCTGTGTTCCTGTTGGGAAAGCAACTGATGAATTTGTAGGAACAGTTAGGTTATTTGCTGATCCAACGCTCATTTCAACAACCTTTGCCTTATCTGCAAGTACCAATGTGTATGATGCAGTTTGTGCGCTTGTTGCCATATCTGAAAGAAGTACGTTACCAGTTCCGATTTCATCTGAAATCATTGAAGCAAAGTTTGCAGAAGATGGAGTTCCAAGGAATGTTGCCACTCCTGTGCCAAATGATGTTATTCCTGTACCACCGTTTGCAACAGGAAGAGTTCCAGTTACACCTGAAGTAAGAGGAAGGCCTGTTACGTTTGTCATAACACCAGATGCTGGTGTGCCCAGTGCTGGTGCAGTAAGTGTTGGGCTAGTAAGAGTTTTATTTGTTAATGTTTCTGTAGCATCTTTTAACAATGTACCGTTTAGGTAAAGGGCTTTTCCAGAAGCAAGATTAATGTGTTCTGATGAAGTCCAAGCATCTGTAGCGTCTACCCAGTTAAATGTCTTATCTGTTGCGCCTTTAAGTGTGATACCGCCACCATCAGCAGTTGTATCTGTAGGTGTTTCAACATCTGCAAGAATAATGTTCTTATCTTCAACAACTAGGTTGGTTGAGTTAAGGTTTGTTGTTGTTCCATTTACTGTCAAGTTTCCAGATATTGTTAAGTTAACTGCTGTTGCATCTCCAGTTAGTGCTGGTGCTGCAAGGTTAGCCTTTAGGTCAAGCGCTGTTTGAGTTGCTGTTGAGACAGGCTTTCCTGCATCTGTTGTATTGTCAACATTTGCAAGACCAACATCTGTTTTTGTGATTCCAGTAGGTGTATTGATTACTGGAGAAGTTAAAGTTTTATTTGTTAAAGTTTCTGAACCTGCAAGAGAGGCTACATCAGCATCGCTAACTGCGCTATTTAACTGAGCAAGAGTTGATGTAACTGTATTTGAGCCAAGTGAGATTGACTTGTTTGTAAATGTTTCTGTTTTTGATGCTGTTGACTTATCGTCTAACTGAGTTTGAATTGCAGAAGTAACACCATTTAGGTATCCAATTTCTGTATCTGAAACATCTGCAACTCTAAGTTGAACAGTTCCAGTTTCATCTGGGAATGTTACAGTGCGATCAGCAGTAGGATTTCCTGCTGAAATTGTAAGTTCATGATCGTCTGCGCTAGAGCCTTCCATTACGATTGTTGAAGTAAATACTCCAATATTAGTAATGTCTGAAAGGTTTCCAGTTGTAATAACTGTTCCAGTTGCATCAGGGAAAGTAATTGTACGGTCAGCAGTTGGATCTGTAACAGTCAAGGTTGTTTCATTTGTGTTATCTGTAGAACCTTCTACAATAATAGATGCTCCAGGAACAATTAAGTTCTTGCTTGCATCAAGTCCTGCTACACCAGAGATTGCTCCTACATCTGAATCTTGTAGGTATCCTCCAAGTGATGATGCAATAACATCTGTTGCATCTACGAAGTAGGTAAGGGCTGTCCAAGCAGATACGCCATCACCAATCTTAAACTTGTTTGTGTCCGATTCCCAGCCGATTTCTCCAGCATTTAGGATTGGACCATTACCGCTGTTAGAAGATGTCCACTGTGATGCGGTACCTCTACGCTGTTGCATTCTTGTTGCCATTATTTACTCCTCCAGTGGTGTATAGACATATTATATCAGTTTTTAATTATATACTTCTGTTGCAATACCGCCATCATATGTGGCAGCCCAACTGTTAGTATTATAAAAACCAGCATCTTCTTCTGCGCCAGCCTCATTATAAAAGCCAGCATCTTTAAACGTTGAAACAATTAAGCCAGTTCCATCAATTGCTGTATCGTGGATGTGCTGTGCAGTCTCAAGAGTGTCTTGAAGTAATGCAGTAGTGTTCCACTGACCATTGTAAAAAAACAAAAGCCTATTGTTTTGTGTATCAATAAACAATTCACCGTCTACAGCATCTTCTGCACTTGGCGCTGAAATCCCTTGTGCAACAAGAATTTCTCTAGCATCTACATATGCTTTAGTAGCGGCATGTGTATTTTCAGTTGGGGTGCCAACTACGACTGCTTGACCAAAAGTACCGCCTTCGGCTACATTGAGCCCATGCTTTACTTTAAAGTCTTTATTTACTGTTGCCATAGTTGACTCCCGTCCCTAAATTATGCTTCGATGTAGATCTTGTGTACTTTAACAGATGTATCTGCTGATGCTCCAGTTACCTGAAGAAGAACATTTCCTGAAGAATAAACTGCATTTGTTGTTCCTAGTTCAGCGTTGCTAATTATATCAGCGTACTCTGTTACGTAAACATCGTTAGTTCCGTTAACTGCAACAAGCATTTCAATTACTTCAATGTCATTACCCTTTTTCATTTGGATAATGTACTTAGCAGCAGTGTATGTTGTTGCTGAGAATGTATCAATTGTAGTTGCTGATGTTCCAGCAGTTGCTAGAGCAGAACCAACAAGAGCATCTGCAAAAGCAATGCTTGTCGCTGCTGCTGCACCAAGAGTTGGTGTAGTAAAAGTTGGGCTATTAGTAAATGCTACTGTTCCAGAACCTGCTTCATCGGTTAATGCTGCTGCAAGGTTTGAAGAAGATGGAGTTTCAAGGAACGTTGCAATACCTGTTCCAAGTGATGTTATTCCAGTACCTCCGTTAGCAACAGGAAGTGTTCCTGTAACTCCAGTAGTTAAAGAAACATTTGTAATAGTATTACTTGAACCATTGATAGTTTTGTTAGTAAGGGTTTGAGTTCCATCGTTTGTTGTTACAGTTGAATCAATATCAAGAGTGTTTCCAGTCTTGTCTAATCCTGTACCAGCAATAATTTGTCCAAGGCCAGTAAACTGTGTGAAAGCAAGTGCTGTAGTTCCAATTGTAACTGCACCGTTATTTGTTAATGTAAATCCTGAGTCAGCGTTTACTGTTCCTTGCTCTACGAATACCGCAAAGTTTGCAGTTACTTCTGCACCATCATCTGCATCTGTAGAACGATCTGGAGCACCAGATGCCTTAACTACATAGATACCATTTTGTGAACCAGTTGACTGATCCTTAACAAGAACACGATCTCCAGTAGCAAGAGTTACACCGTCAAGTGTGTCTCCATTTTCAAGATCTGAGGCAAGTGTTACGTTTGCAGTTGTTGCTGCCTTTACAGATGCCTTCCAGTCAATTCCTTGAACTGTTGTGTCTACATAAGACTTTGTTGCTGCATCTGTTCCATCAGTTGGTGTTCCAAGACCTGTGATCTTGTTTGTACCCATTGCAATTGCGCCAGTCATTGTTCCACCAGCAAGGGCTAACTTATTTCCAAGATCTGTTGTCAATCCTGAAATCTTAGATTGATCAATTGCTGCTGAAGCATTAATGTCGCCATTAACAATTGTTCCATCTAGAATTTTTGCTGAAGTTACTGCACCGTCTGCAATTTTTGCTTCTGTTACTGCTGAATTT